TTCTTTGTTGAGTATTAAAGCACCAAAAGCAGCAACTCCAAAACTAACGGCTTTATTGATTTCTTTTTCGTTTGTTTCTGTAATTAGATCAGCTTGTTTTTCGCTCTCATTAGCTATAAATAATGTAGCCTCTTTATTAAACTCTTTATTTATATCCTCTACCTTTTCATCTAAATCTGCATCAACAACCTCTATTGATTGTTTTAAATTTAAATCTAACAACTTTTTTTTGCTTTCTATATCAAAGATTAAGTTGTGTTTTTTTTGCAAGTCTTCCCTACCTACAAAGCCAAATTCTTTTATACTTCTTCTTATTATTTTCCTTATTAAAAACAAAAATTCAGCTCTGTAATTTTTCGCTATATCTTTAGCATCAACAAAACTATCGCTTTTATATAGATTCTCAGTATCCGAAGCCATAATATTAAATAACGACCTTAAATCGCTGTAAAACTTAGCCTCAAGAACTCGCTTTCTTTTGTCTATTGATTCGGGGCTTTCGTTATTTAGCTTTAAATTAACCATAATAATCTTGCGCTAAACTTTCTACTTCATCATTGCTAAACACTAGATTATTCTCTGCATCTTTTTGTTTTTTCAGCATATAGACAAAATCTTCTTTTAGATTTTTTTTTGCAGGCGTTTGTCTATTGTCTATAGTATATCTATCCTGTCCTATTGGCATTAGGTTTAATGGTTGATATATAGTATCGCCGCCCTCTATATCTTCATAACCAAGTTTTGACCTGATTTCGTTAGTTGTTAAAACGCCACTTTTTTTAAGTGTTTCAATATTGCTATATTGCCTTGGTCTTAACGCTAATATTGTCGATTCATCAAAATCAAGTTTGTGTGTTTCGCTTTCTGAATATCTGACAAACAACTCTTTATTTAAAAACTTTAACACTCTGCTAAGCAAAGGAATAATACAGTTGTCATAAAAGTTTAGCTTTGAAGTCTCCATATTTGCAAGACTCATATGATCAGGGCTAATCATAGGCAACGGGATTTTTAAAGCGTTGTATATAGCAACTTGAGTTTGTATTTTTAATTTTGCAAAATCCATGTCTTTTATTGATTCTGATAATTGCTTAAAATCAAAATCACCACCAAGAAACATTGTATTGCCTGAGTTTTTAGCTCCTGAAAAAGTTTTCTGCAAACCTTCTTTTATTCTGTTTGTAGCTTCATCAGAAACAGCCTCTCCGCCTTTATAGGTCAATATACCACTTGGCCGCCCTTGATTTTTTAATGTGCTGTTGTTGTGAATTGAAGCTAGCAAATATTGAGTAATTTCTAATTCAATTGGTTGTATATAAGAAACTCCTCGCAAGTTGTTTGAGTTATATTCGGGGTTATAGCTTTTTAAATGAATTATCTCGTTGCCATTGCTTGAATAGTATCTTTTGTTTTTTCTTCTAAATATCCTTGTTTGTGTATTAGAGGAAACTTGATAGGTGTCTGGATACCCATCCCTACTTGATGCATTAATAGTGACATATTGGCTAGGTATTACATATATTTCAATTGGCCTTGAGCTTCCTATGATTTCAACAAAACAATCACCACTTAATAAAAAGTTGCTTATCATTGCCTCAATAAACAAATCATTACTTGAGAAAGGATTTGGATTTTGCAAAAGTTCAAGCACTGGATGATTATAAACAAACTCATCTTTTTTTTCATCTTTTAAAACAATGTCTATGCTGTTTATATTGTCTGCAATTAATTTAATTGCTGTAAAAAGAGGGCTGCTCTTATAGTAGTAAGAAATATATTTATTAATATTTGAGCTATTAAATACATCGTAAGAACCTAACAAAAAAAATGATAGGTCATTAGCTTCATATGACTTTTGCTCTATGTTTGACTTTACAATTGATTTGAACATTTTCTAAAACCTTCTTAAATATACAAAAATAAGAAACGACATTGTTACAAATGATAAGCTTTTAAGCATGGTGAAATAGTTATAAGATTGAAACAAAGAAACAAAACCAATTAAAACAAATATTAACATTACAAAAATCAGTAAGTTATCAAGCATAACCCCTATATTGTAGCTAGTTAAATACTCTTGTAATTTTTCAAACATTTTAAAAACTAAAAACCTTAATGTCGTTCTTTCTCTTAATATATTCACTAAGAGAATATCTAAGGCTATCTATACAATGATTATGTTTATCGACAACCATTGGTAGAATTTCGCCCGAATTTCGGTCTATTTTAAACGAATATAATTTAAATTCATCAATTGTTTTCTTGCAGCGTGGGTGAATTACTACTTTTTCAAAATCTTTTATATAATCTATTCCAGCCTTTACTGATCCTTCACCTTTTGCAGCAGGGTTAATATTATAATCTTTAGAGCGTAAGAAAGAAATTATATCAGGCCTTGCTGAGTCGCCATATATAACGCCTTCTTTTGATCCTGGAACTAATTCAAAAAACTGGGGCAGTTCTAAAATTTCTATTCCTACTCCATAAGCTTCATGATCTATATATAAAACTCTATCTTGAATAAAGCATCTAATTAAAACTGTCGGATCTTCTGCAAAGCCCCAATCCGCACCATAAAAAAAGCGACTTTGATATAATTCTTTTATATCAGGCGTAGTAAATTCAGTGACTTCGTATTTGTTTTTAAATATTTGAGCATCATTTGCAAGTTTTGGATTTCCTAACCATTTATGCTCATAAAGCTCATAATTAAATTTTTTGTCATATTCCATTTCAGATTTTAAAGGATCTTCAAACCAGGGATTATCTTCAAAGTTCATTTTCTCAACTTTTGCATTGTCTGGAGTTTCAATTACAAACTTTTTATATATTATATCATCAACATTAACGGGGTTAAAAATAATCCATATTTCAGAACTAGGCTTTCTAATTGTAGGAGTTAAAGTCTCCCAACTTTCAACACTCATTTTTGCGGCTTCCTCAATCCAGCAAATGTCTATTCCCTCTAAACTTTTGATTTCCGAAACATTGTTTCTAACACCTTTAAATAAAAACTCGCTGCCATTTACTGATTTAATAGTGTCTTTTGTAATATAGAAATATTTTTCAAGATTTAATTCTGATATTTGATCTTTCAGCAATTTATGAACAGAATCTTTGATAGAAGTTTGCAATTCTCTTGTGCAAAGTATTCTTAAATTTTTTTGCAAGCACAAAATTATTAAGGCTCTTGCTGCACTCCAACTTTTAGCAGAGCCGCGCCCTCCATAAATTACTTTATATCTTGATTTATCCGTAATTAGAAAAAAGGCTTTTTCTGGTATCTCAAGTTTAGTTTCCATTAATTTGGTGTGATTTCGCTAAGTAAAAGCTCTTCAAGATCTTCTTTTTCATATTCAACATATGAAGCCCCTTGATTATCAATAGACACAATACATTGCACAGAATCGTCTAGCTTAAGATTATCGTTAAAGCTATCTCGCAAAGAATCAATAGCATCATAAATATTATCATAGCCTAAAACATCGCTAATATCATCATTCATATCTTCACAAAGTACAATATATCTAGTCATTTTACTTTTAGTTAAGTTGTTTTAACAATATGAGCGTTGCTATTATAATGTCAACAGTTTTTATTCAGCTCTCGTTAAATCCATCACTTGCAAAAGAGGCACTTAAGCACTCAGTAAAGTTTTTATATTTGTTGCTTCTTTTGTATTTTAAAAAAGCTTTTAAAAAACATTTAAAAACATAAGCTTTTGATAGCCCAGTTTGTTCAGATATATGTTGATAGACTTTTTCAAGGTCGTTTTGTTTTGTTTCATTATCGTGTGCAAATATACCGTCAATTTTTAAAACATTATTTACAATTTCTACTTTAAACTTTTTGTCTTTAACTATTAATACATCCATATTCACAAATTGTTTTTTAAATCTTCATTTTCAACAAACAGCTCTAAGCATCTAATAAACAACCCTGAGGGCTTTTTTCTACCACTCTCAACTTCTCTTATATACCTATCGCCATTTGTTTCAGAAAGACCTAGAGCAATAGCAAATTCTTTTTGAGTCATTCCGTAAGCTTCTCTTTGTTTTTTAATTAA